ATGAACCTCGATGAAAACACCTGTGAGTGGCTTGGCCTCCCCTCGCCCCTGGAAATGTACCAACAGCATTGCCTGCTGCTGGAGAATGAAATCCAGGAGCTGAACTTGCTGCTGAGCAAAGCTCGCGCCGACATCTTCGGTTTGGTCTCGATGCTAGATGAGGCCCGAGCGAAGAAAGATGAATTCGCCGGCTATCTCCGACAACGTTGTAGTGAAGCTGCGGCGATGAGGAAGCAAATTTCCGACCTCACCTCGTCAGCGATCGTGAGCAAGCGCGAGGCCGATAACCTCAGGCTGATCGTAAATGAATTGAGGTCTCGACCGACCACGATTGTCTAAGCTCACTAGTACACAGAGGGCATGACCATGTGCGGAAGACTTTCACAGTATCGAGGTATCCACGACTTCGTTGCAGCATTGAGCATGCCCAATGCCCTGGCAAATTCAGTGGGTGATCAGCCAATTGACCGCTATAACGTTGCGCCCTCCACCCAGGTCGCACTCTTCCACATCCAGGGTGACCTGTTGCACGCCGATTCCGTGCGCTGGGGATGGCGGCCACACTGGGCGAAAGACCGCGCCGCGCCGATCAATGCCCGCGTAGAGAAGGTAGCGCACGGGCCGTTCTTCCGGGCGATCTGGCCGCACCGGGCAATTACGCCTATCGATAACTGGTTTGAATGGGTCGATGAGGGTGGGCCCAAGAAGCAGCCCTACCTCATCCGCCGCAGGGATGGCGCACCGGTGCTGTGTGCAGCAATCGGCCAACTACCCGATGCAGATGAAGGCCCGGGCGAACATGACGGCTTCGTAATCATCACCGCCGACAGCGCCGGCGGCATGGTGGACATCCACGACCGTCGACCCGTTGTGCTGACTCCGGACCTGGCCCGGGAATGGCTGGACTCAGCTACACCGAAGGAGCGCGCTGAGCAGATGGTGCTGCATCAGGGTGAGCCGGCCGAGGCCTTCGAATGGTTCAAGGTCGATACGGCCGTGGGTAACGTGCGGAACAAAGGGCCAGAGCTGATTCGCCCCCTGCGCTAAGGTTCCGAGAAATACCACATCACAAACGCTACCGCCGCAACCCAGCCCAGAGTCAGCAGAAACGAAAGGCCAGCTAGCCTCTTATCCATGGCGCCCTTCAATAAACCAAATGCTCGCAATAGGAACCGACTCCGAGAGAGTAGTTCAGCGGTCTCAGGGCGCAACTGTCCGGACATACGCCTGGCACGCACGCAGTGCGATCAGTCCTTGGTCGCCGGCATCGGTGATGGCGATAATTCGTTGAGCATGCGCTGGGTCAAGTTGGGCTCGACGGGCTGCATGAACCACGCCGACGGCGCCGGGGGTGGAAGGCACGTTGCAGCCACTGGCTGGATCCTCGGCAAGGAGGACTGACAGCCGGACATCAGCAGTAGTAAGCTGGTCACGCAGGCGAGCCTGGTTGCGCTGGGCATCGGATAATTCCTTAATGTGTTGTTGGTCCTGGGTGGCGAGCTGCTGCTCGGTGGCCAGGCGCTTGTCCTGCTCGGCGCGGGCCTGGGCGGCGGCGGCATTGCTGATCGCGGCCAGGTCATCCTTGTGCAGGCCGGCCTGCTCGGCGAGCCTCTCTCCCATGCGCCAGTCCTGCACCTGCCAGGTCACGCCCGCGGCGCCGGCCATCAGCATCAGGATGACCAGCACCAGGCCGGCCAGCTTCTGCACCGGCGTCATGCCAGCACCTTTTTCGCCCGCTCCCACAATTGCAGGCGATCTTCCAGGCCATTGAGTCCAACGTTAATACGCCGCGTGATCTTCGGGAAATCACCCTGATCCGCCAGCGTGTTCAGGCCTTTCGTCGACCAGAACCAGGCCGCCGACATCGCAGCGTTCTGTGGCAGCTCGAGCAGCTCTGGCTTGTTGATCAGGTCCAGGCCCAGAGCTTCACCGCACGCGGCATAGTTCGCACGTCCGGTGATCTGGATCAGCCCGCGCCCACGGTATTTCGAGCCATCCCCCTTGACGGTGTTGCCCAGGTCGGCACGGCCTTCGTAAGTGAGCTGCTGCGCCGTTGGCCCCCAGATCTCGCGCACATATCGCAACTGCCCGGACTCATGCCCAACCTGGGCGATGAACGCAGCGGTGCGGGCGGTGCCCACGATGCCGTAGCGGCTCATGGCCGCGTTTAAGGCAGGAACAAAAACGCCGGCTTGGCGGCCGGCGTTCGGGAGGATCTGCAGCAACTGCTGCTCGGTGATCGGCATAGTTTTCTCCAGGCAAAAAAAGCCCGGCGTAGTGGCCGGGCTCGGTGCTTTCGTTTATCTACTTCTCTACTACCTTATATAGCCTGAACAGACGGGCGGCGTACATTGCATGCCCAAGGTCGTTTGGGTGCCACTGCACGCCGATATCAGTACCATATCCATGCGCCTCGGGAATTTGCGCGATATCCCGGACCGAAAGGTATTCAAGCGACTCTTCAATAGCGACGTTATACATCTCTCGATCAACCGCGGCAGCATCTGGGTCCGAGTATTCCCCATTTTTATTAAGCGGTACTAATGCCCATGGGCCAACAGCGATAACCTTTGGCTTGCTGGGCAAGGCCCTAGACATTCTAACGAGCGTGGCGAACTGACGATGAAACAAGACAGGATTGCTTAGAGCGCTGTCATGCTCCCCGATTTGGATCACAACCAAGTCAGGACTTGTGGTCTGAACCATCGGCATTCCTGCGACACGGCTTGCAACTGATCCGCCACCGCCATAGGTATGAAAACAAGCAACCACTTTCTGCTTTCTGTCTTTTGATATTTTCGATACCAGAATGCTCACAAAATCGGTTTTTGGTGAGGATGCAGCCATTCCGGATACATGAGTCCAATTTAGATCCTTTATGGTTCCTGCGTTTACCGCATGGCGAGTGATACTGTCACCAATGAATAAGACACGATAGGTACCCTTTACCGCTTTAGGACAATATACCGACTCGTCAAGTTGGCTTTTTTCCGCGAAGGCGGATGAAGATAGTATCAAGGCCATTAAAAAAAATAATCCGCGCATCAAGCTCTCCATTTTCAATGCGCGAATTGTACATCTCCTCCCTATAGATTCACCATTATTTAGGTGAAACCTGCACTGCGTATGGTCGGATGGCCTTCATAATTGCGTTCGTCCCTACCGCAGTAACCACCCTGCCTGGCGCCGCGGGATCGACGTATAGAGCCTGGCCATATGAAAGACCTGATAGAGCGCCAAGCACATCTTTCACCGATAGGTAGCCTTTCGTTTTTACGCGACCAAACTGACCGAGATAGATGTCCTCCCATGCGATCCCGGCCAAAATTTACTCTGGGGCAACCGGCCAGTCGATGGCCTGCGGGTAGTCAGCTTGGTCGGGCACGCGGTTCAGCGCAACGCGGTATTTCTTCCAGGCTTTCAGCGATGCGACCTCTTGGGACGTGGCTTCATCTACGTCAACGGCATCCTGAAGCGGAGCCAAGGCGTAATCCGCGATCGAGCGCAGGCGAGCTATTTCAGCCTGGGCCAGCTCAAGGGGATCAATGGTTGCTGGCAGCATCGGCGCCGGAATTTCTTGAGGCGGCAACGACTTCACCGCGACATGCAGAGTGATGCTATGCGCCAGATCGGTCGGCTCACCGTCTTTAGCGACACTCACTGACAGCAAGCCATCAGCGTAGCTGATCGCCACCGAGCAAGCCGCGTCGATCTGATTGACGACATAGCCCCAGCCTTCCGGCGGCGGCGCCATGCCGAGGGTGCCATGCACAATGTACTGACCAGGGCCGGTGTGCTCAGTAGCTATCGCATTGACGCCAAGCGAGGTCACATCGATAACGGTACCGTCGGCACCGAGAATATTAATTGCTGCGCGAGTAGTCATTTAGATTGCCTTCAACGTGCCGTCAGCGGCGCGGGTAGTGTTTGCGCTGTCGTACACCAGTCGCCATCCTAAGGAAGATCCGCTCGCGTTGACTTGACGCCAGTAAAGGCCCGCAGCGGTTTGGTAAACACCAGCAACGATGTCAACGGCCCACAAACTATTGTCTGCGAACCTGGATCGCATGCCTACCGCATTGGGAGCGCCCGGGGCTGAACCCGTGGTGACTCCGTCGAGGTAAGAGATAAAACGGCTTCCATCCAATGTAAATGACGAATTTCCAGTAACGACAGGTGAGGCCGCCAATTCCATTAATTCACCAGCCTTAACACCGACGCCTCGCATAGCTGCAGCTCCAAGGCCCAAATTATTACGGGCTTGTGCTTGGCTGGCTGCTCCCGTCCCGCCTTTATCCAAGGGCAAAACGTCGTAGTTGCCGGTTGTGCCCAGCGCAGCGAGCTTTTGCCCAAACTGGTTGTTCAGCGCATTGAAGGCGTCAGACAGCATCTTGTCATAGCCCTGCACGGGCATGATGGCGTAGGCAGCGCCGGTAACAGTCGGCCCTTTGTAAGCAGGCAAGATTGAGATCACCGTACCGCTCGCGACGTTGGATACTTCATAGCTTGCGCCATCGGGACCGACGAAAGAATCTCCTACTCTCGAGGAAGCCGCGAAATCGACACCGGTTCCCGTTACCGTAGTGCTGCCATTTTGGACAGCAACTGTCCCAGCCCTTTGCCAAACCATAATTTTCTCCAGACGATAAAAGTTTGCTAAATCAGTTTTGGAAATCGACCAAACTAATAGTTAAGATATAGGCTTAGCAAAGACAACAGGCACAAAAAAATTAGTACTAGGGGTAACGCCAATAGCAAACATGAGTATGCGATTGTTATTATATTCCCAAGTGCAATATAGCTTTGATGACCTCGACGAACCCGCAACATCCATACCAATGTTATTAATCAACATGTAGTCACCAGTGTCCAAGGGCGATACCGCCGTATAGTTACAACGGATTAGCCCTTGGTCGGTATTTGATGCCCCCAAGTAAGTCCAGCTAGATATGGTTCTTGTAAACTGAGCGCAAGGTGTATTGTTATCGAAAAGCAAATCCCCTGCCCCACTCCACAACCTTAGCCCGTAAGTTGCTGTGGGCCGTGACTTGAAGGCCGCACAAAAGTAGCTACCAGCGCCACCACTTATGAACGAGAACCCGGTCCAGTTGCCTGGCGTACCGCTTATCGTTGCGTACTGAAAAGTTGAAGACGCATCAGGCCGAACAAATACAAGCGGCGGCTCTTGGGTTGTGATCGCTGGAGAAAACGCGGCACTACTTGAGTATCTGCCAGTCTGAAGAACGACCAGTCTTGAGAACTCAGAATCAAGCGTCACCACATTGCTTGCATTAGTAAACTGGAACCCATAAGACATTACCTATACCTCATAACAAGCAGGCGCTGAGGGGCCAAGCCAATAACACCGCTTGATTGAGTTCTATTTCCAAACCAAACGACCACCCCGCCCGAAACTACCTGAGGCTCATATTGCACTGCGCGATAGTCTTGGGCGTTTTGGTCTTGAGGGTATGTGCCAATAGGAATGCAAACGGCTGAATGTGTTTCAGGAGTAACGCCAGCGATTGTGATAGAGAGACTTCTACCACCGCTGGCTGATGACACAACTGCCGAATAGACAACCATGACGGTGAACGAGTTCTCATCGATTTGCAGGTTGCCTGTAGCCCCCCATATACGCATACCATGACTCATTCGGTTAGATCTCCAATCTGAACTCGCTTGACGTTATTCACGTCCCAAAAACGAAGAGACCTATTGGTCATGATCGACCTCCCCTGACCAGGCACTACGCCGTTAATCTCAAAAGTGCCGTCCTTATTGAGAATCCACCCCTGCTGACCCGCGATGTAGTTGGTCGAACTGATATAGGCGCCGATCTTGGCGTTGGTGATCGTGCCATCTTGGATGAACGCAGCATTTATGAAGGTCTGCCCGCCCGTGACAGCAAACGGGGACACAGGTACACCACTGGCCAAGTTCAGCAACATAAAGGTGTCGGCCCGCACAACGAATTGCGACGACACCCCGGATGGATCCACCTGAAGGCCCAGGCCGAACGATGCGGCGTACTTCTGGCCGCCGGCGGTCGTCTCCATCTTCACCGACCAGAGGGTTTGCAACTGCCCGTTGGTGTTTGCCAGCGCGCTTGAGGTTTCCTGAATTGCCGAGGTGTTCTGACCGACAGTCGCTTGCAACTGTGTGGTCTTCGTCGCCTCTGCCTCAATGGCTGTCGCCCGGACTTTGCTCTCTTGGACAATTGCGGCCGTGCTTGCCCACCCCTTCAATGCATCTGCCTTGGCACCACTGCCGCTATCGTCGCGTGCAGAAGCCCGCAGTGCATTGGTAGTGCTGGCCTGGGCCGTGACCACACCATCGAGCTTGGTGATATCGGTGGTGTTGGTGGTTACCTGCTGCGCCAGACCGTTTGCCGTTTCCACCGACTGACCAACGTCCAGCCAGTAAGTGGCGTTTGGCGGCGGGTTGTTGACCGGAACCTGAACCTTCGCCTGGTAGATGCGATCAGCCTCCACCACCATCTGCCCTTTCAGGTAAACCTGGGTTGGGACATAGCCGCCCAGGGCGTCGAGATCGTCGATCTGATCCTGCAGGCCGTCCAACTCGCTGATCAGGTCCTGGCCAAGCTCAGTCTTGCTGATCTTGCCAGCAAGCATCCCCAGGATCGGCCCAGCATCCGAACTGGCCTGGCCCATCACTCCGTTCGCCACTGGATAGAACGGCCCGACATTGCCGGTCCGGTCCACCAGGCGCGCCCAGAAGAACAGGGTTGCGCCAGCCAACAGCTGCTGCATGCGATAGTCCGCCTGCGGATACGCCAGGTCGGCCAGCTTGGTTGCGGCGCCCAGGTCGTTCGCAGGGCCATACCACAGCTCGGTGCGCTGGGTGTCCTCCGCACCAGGTGGGAAACCCCACTTGATGCTGATCCCGAACAATTCGCTGGTGGTGGTCAGAGACGACACCGCCGGCGGCAGGCCGGTCTTGCCTTCAAGGTTGGTCAGGCTGGAACTTTTCCAGATCGAAGAGATCTCGAACGCACTCACCGACCGAACACGTGCCACGTAGGCGCCCGAGTAAATACCGGTGACGTCAACGCTCGTCGAGCCGGTGCGCTGCACCTTGATCCAATTGCCGCTGTCCTTGCGCCATTCCACGTCATAGGCGACAGCGCCAGCTACAGCAGGCCATGAGATGTTCATGGTGCTGATGGCGATGCCCTGGTTCACGGCAAAGCTTGAGGTCAGCGTGACGCTGGCCGGAGCCGGCACGACGGTGATTGGCACAACGCTGATAGGACGCTCTTCCAGACGAGCACCGGTGTCGATGTGCGCGAACTTGCTCGGATCGTACTGGACGGCCGAGATTTCAAACACGCCAGGCTCTGGACGAGCCACGCTGACCACGCGGTACAGCGGGATGGCCAGGTCATCTGCGTCCAACGCCCAAACGAGTTCGCGCTCTGG